AGACAGCGGGTGGTTATCATTGGGAATTTGTTGGAGAGCCTAGCAAAGTACGAACCCTGCACCTTGAGGAAGCCTTACCGAAGATTTACAAGGAGATAAAGAGGCAGCCTCCTAAACAGCAGAAGGTAGACTATCCACCAGAGGGTTACGTCTATGTATTCAGGAATAGATGGCATCAAGAGGGAGCCTATACGAAAGACCCAACGGATAGTCGTCGGGACAGGCGATCTGCTGCCAGGACTTGGGGACCATATGATTGCGAGTTTTATCTTGAGGTGAAAGACTGTAAGCTAGTGGAGTCAATGGTGCATGAGATGATGCGTGACTATCGTATAGAGGCGGGTGATCTAGGGAAGGAACACTTCAGTATAGACTTGGAAAAGGCTACCTCTATTATCAAGAACGTGGCTTTTGAACTGGCTTGCATGCACAAAGACTGTGCGGCTTGAAGTCTCGGAAGTATTTGGAGTGGGTGGCAGGACTGCCCTGTATACACTGCGGGGCAGAATCTCAGGCACATCACCTGAGAGTGGGAGCGTTGGGGGCAGGCATGGGGAGGAAGGCTTCAGATTTTTTCACCCTCCCTGTCTGCTTCCAATGCCACGCCCACTGCCATGATGGTACATTTGATAAAGAAACGCAGATGAGATGGTGTCTTCAGACTATAGGAAATGCCTTAATGGAGGGGGTTATAGTATATGATAAGCGAAGAAAGGCTTGAAAAAGCAATGGTTTACCTAGCTCATACCGATGAAGAAGCAGCTAAGGCCAAAGCCCTGGTTAAGAAATTAGAGAAGATGGAGAGAATCATCAGGGGTGAGGCTTTCTTGAGATCCTCTGGAACCGTAGCCGAAAGGGAAGCTAAGGCTGTAACATCTGAGCAGTATAGGGAACACGTATCTTATGCGGAAAACTGCTGGGCTGATGCTGAGTTATTAGACAATAAGCGCCACACTGAGGAAGTCATAGTGGACATATGGCGTACTATGTCAGCTAACTTGAGGAGGGTATGAGTTATGATACCGAATTGATGTATGAGCTAGATGCACACCAAGCCCAAGGATGGGCACACGAATTAGAACTTCAACAACAGGAGATGGAAATGGCGTATCAACACAAGGAGGGAAGAGGTAGTGGATGGACCAATCATTCTGACAACCCCCAAGCACCTAAGCTAAAAGGCTCTCTGTGCTGGAAGGGGGAACAGATAAATTGGGCTTTGTGGAAAAACCCTAAGAAGAAGGACACCGATCCTGACTGGGGGCTGAAACTAGAAGAACCAAGAGATGAAGGAGGTTCTTCAAAGTCTTCGTATAAAGCAGCACCTAAGAAGGATGATGATTTCCCATTCTAAGGGGGATGTAAAGGGGGAGGCTATGAGGCTTCCCCCTACCACCCAAACGGCTCGTGAGGAGCCTTACAGAGCGTCTGAGAGGATATTTTTATGATAAGTCACAGTGTAAAGTACCAGGATGGAACCAGTGTATCCCTAGACTTTAATGAGGGCAAGCACCAGTATACAGTTGACGGGGAATACATCCCCGCTGTTACCTCGATTTTAAGCACTACCATAGCCAAGCAGAAATTTCTCATGCCCTGGGCTGTGAAGATGGGAGCTGAATGGTTTGAGGAGAATGTACGTGTTGCCACAAGGGATTCAACTCAAGAAAACCATTACACCTTCAAAGGAAACCTAACGACTGATGAGGTAATAGCAGGTATTAAGAAGGCTTATAGGCAGAAGTCTGAGGGAGCTATACAGCTAGGTAAAATAGTCCATCAATGGTGTGAAGATGCTATTTTATGGAAGTTAGGCAAGGGGGAAGTCCCTAAAATGCCAGAAGATGAGGCTGCCTCAAATGCTGTGAACGCCTTCAGGGATTGGGTCAAACTTAATGATGTAGAGTGGATTGCAGCAGAACAACCGCTGTACAATCGTAAACATAAATACGCTGGCACAGTAGATGCTGTGGCTAACGTGAATGGGGAGTTTTCCGTTATAGACTTTAAGACTTCTAATAAAATCTATGATGAGTACCATCTCCAGGTGGCAGCCTATGGGAAATGTGTAGAAGATATATATGGTAAGCCAGTGCAAAAAGCATATATTTTAAGATTCGATAAGGTTACTGGAGACTTTGATGCAGTAGAGTCTAATGATGTAGATATAGACTTCATTACTTTTTGTGGGCTGCTCGTCGGCTATAACGGATTAACCAAGTTAAAGATGAGGGGGTCAGGATGAGCGCGATCTCAGGAATAGACAGCCCAGAACAATGGGTAGGCTTGGGGGTATGGCATTTACAAAGCGCCATCTCTATAATGAATCTATTGGTCGATAATCAGCTAGTGGATCTTAATATTATTAAAGCACTTATAGATGAGAAGATTAAGGATGCAGGCTCAGTCAATGAGGAGGCGTTGTGGGAAACCTATAAGGACTTTCTTAACCCCAGTATTAACAGAGCTATTCCTGCTAATGTTGTGAGGTTTCCAGAGGGGGGTGATGCTTGACATGAAACCTGACTACTATAATTCCATGAAGATAACGCCAATAGATTATATCACATCTAATGAATTGGACTTTTGTGCAGGGAACATAGTTAAGTATATCAGCCGATATAACAAGAAAGGAACCCCAGTTGATGACCTAAGAAAGATCATTGAGTATGCCAGCATTCTGATAGAATATGAACTGTCAAAAGACAGGGGTTAGATAGAATGGGGTTTGATGAGGAAAAGTATAAAAAAGATCAGGAGGATAGGCGATATTATTTCGCCAAATTCTGTTGGCAGCACAAAAAGGAATTGACCACAGAGGGGAGGGTTACATGGGAAGAGCGATTCAATCAGATGGAAGGAGTCAGCCTCCGTGATTATATAAAGGAGTACAAGTCAACACACAGCCAGAAGGAAAGGAGGTAATACCGTAGTAAGTAGGTTCACCATCATTTTCACCCAAGCCATCATGTCTGTCTAGCGTGGTGGCTATTTTTATTTCTTTTTCATCTTTGTGGACCAGCCAACCAATGCTTTCAAATACTGGGCATGTAACCTTATCATGCGTCGTCCAATCTGCATGGGAAATAATATCCATCCACTGAACCCTTACTATTTCTTTTTCTTCCTTTTCTCCAGTGGCCCTGGCAGAATCCAGCCTAGCACCATCGGAACCAACACAACTAAGATTAGCAACCATCCACCCATCTCCACAAGTTGTTGCAACAATGAAAAGAAATTAGAGGGAGCCTCTTGAATGATAGTAGCATCACCTGTTACCTCTAGTGTTTCACTGCTCCCCATCCCGCTTGTTGCCACAGAGGCTACAGAGGCACCTGTCGCACTCCCCAGTATGGGTGCAATCGCACCCCCCGATATCACACTCCCAGCAGTCGCACCTAACCCTGCTGCACCCCCCACTATCGCTGCCTTCTTGAGTGAGGCGCATCCGCTTATTAGGCAAAGAGCCACCAGACTACAATAAGAATAACGACCGCCCATAAAGGCTTTTCTCTTATTTCCGCCCACAGCTTTTTGATTATGTTCATATAGTTTCTCCATAGTTATGTACCATTTGTTTCACGCACATCTGTACGTATTACTTTTTCTAGTTTGAGGGATTGGACTTTTTCGTTAGGGACATATCTCCAAATTAAACCTTCATCTCGTATGCTTTCAAAAACGGTGGTAGTAAAACCAACTTTAATTATGATAGCCTCATCGCCTTCAAGCAGCACAACATCTCCCGGTACAAATACTTTAGACATCTTAAACTTTAAGCCTTTAGCCACTGAAGAGGCAATCTCTTTTAGCATCAAGGCTATGATTAAACTTACAAGGATGGTAACCCACGGCATTAAGAATGTAGTGATCTTAATGCTGGTGTCCATAGACAGCGTACTTAGATCCATCAGTCTAGCAGTTTCTTAACTACTTCTCTGCCCTCCCAATTATCTCCAACCTCAACCTTTTTCTTTTCACATGAGTATCTAGTCTCACCTGAATCGCTATCTTTCCATCCGTTGCGCGACAGGGTTCTCTTCATAGCGAGACAACCAGGCACACCCATCTCTACCCATTCCCCATCTTTCTCATGGTGTCCCATAAATTCTATGATCCCACCATTAAGATATAATATTAAAACAAACATTACTTTTATCATTCTTTGCTCCCATTGTGAGCCTTTAATTCCGCTACAGTATCTTTTAATATCTCTACATGCCCTTCAAGACTCTCTATTCTCTGCCTATAGAAATCTAAGGTGAGTGCCTGTTGTTGGTCAAAGGGTGCTTTGCCTGTTTCAATATTGCTCAGAAGTTTGTCGAACTCCCCCGATAAGTGTTCAATTAACATGAACTGTTCACTGTCTGCTGGTAGACTTCCTAGCTCGCCGCGAGGCCACTTCTCTGAGAAGATCGAGTTCTTCTTAACATCTGCAGACATGAGTATCTGGTTTGTTTCTATAACATTCAGACGTTCGAGAATACCAAAATAAGCCCACACGCCCAATGCTACTGCAATAATCAGTGAGATTAAATTTCTCACGGGCATTGCAAACTTGGTCTTATCACTTACATCTATTGCATCACTCATCTGGGTTTAGCCATCGCTCATTAAGGATGACATTTAATTCTTTTACCTTATCGGAAACCTTACCAGTCAGAACCCACGGACAAAGGCCGTGAATTATGG